CTTGTCAGCAAGGAACATTGCGGTTTCCGATAGATCGAAGGAATTTGCAACAGTCTTTGGCTTAGTGCTGACCTCAGCAAATTCCGGCTTGGTGGTTTCAGGTAGTGTGCCGTTTTCAGGCAGACCGATAGCATCATCGGGCTTTGCAGTTACGACACGCCAACCGGACTTCTCCCACGGCTTCTTCGGTAGTATAGAAAAGGCGTTGAACTCTTGGTTGAGTTGCGACCATACCTTTCTGCCGAATATCGCTTGATATGTTCCGGTAGTCGAAGACACTAGCGGGGAATCAGCCTTTAGTAAGTCTGTTCCGCTATATGCCCATGCGTTTGAACCTGCACCTGCACCGTAATACAGGCGTTCCATGTCCTCAATTGTTCTAATGTATCCTCTTGATCCACTCATCTATTTCACCTCGTTGATTACTCCCCGCCTCTTAATGCGCGTCGTGCGAGTTCTTCTGTTGCTCGCCATCCATCAAGACCATCGCCCATGTTGGCGAATTCTTCATTGGTAGGGACTCGGATATCTGATTGAGGAACAGCCGGTGCAGACTTCTGAATCTCGGTGTTCTCAGTTCGTAGGGTTGCGATTTCAGCCTTTAGCGACTCAATCTGTGATGAATAGTCACGGGACTTTCGGACTTCTTCCGCAGCAGCAGTTTCGGCTTCATATCGAGCCTCCCAATCTGCCTTTACGACTTCCTTTAGTCCTTCTTCGTCACGCATTGCTGCATAAGCACGGTATCCGCGCTCAAGTGAATCAGGGGTGATTTCTCCGGTCTTAATGACGTTATCATTACCGGATGGGCCATTGTAAGCCATGTTAGATACTCCGGGTTGCTTGATAACATATTTGTTACCGCCCGGTGCGGGTAGTGCCGGCTTTGCGGTTTCTGCGGCATCCTCGCCACTTCCTACCTCATCGCCTTGACCCCTGTGAGAATAACCGCCTTGTCCATCAACGCCTACCATGTAAGCCTTCTCAAGACCAAACTGAGTTCGCAGTTCGTCAAGATTTACGCCTGACTCATGTGCGAACTTCTCAAGAGTATCGATGTAAGCAATTGCGCTTTCTTCGGATTTCTTTGTGTCGTCATCCTCATCCTCATCTTTCATTTCCTTGTCTTCTGCATACATCTTATCCTTGCCTTTGGCTAGGTCGTCTTCCTCAAGACGCTTTAGAACGGATGCTAGACCATCTCTAATTTCATTCAATGCTTCGTTTTCATCTGTCATTTCTTTTTCAACCTCGTTTTCCATTTTCAAAATTGAATACCGAGCCTCCGGGTTAATTCCCTTTTTGCATAGAGTAATCTCATGCAATTCTAGGTCGGTAATTTCACGGTGCGACCCATGTTCAGGGGTCGTCTTGGATACTCGGAACAGGGCTTGCCCGCCGATAGAAAAGGAACGCAACTCTCCATCCCGAATTTGCTTTTGCACTTCACGGGCTTTTTGGATGTCGTCACGAATCCTACAAACAACGAAAAGGCCGTGATCATCCACTTCGGATTTCCATACACGGCCCTGTGAATCAGTATGCTCATTGACTACTTCGCCAACCTGTATTCCGCTATGTGCGAGTTGCACATTTCTAAACGCCTTATTATTCATAAAACCTTGAAATGCTTTCTTCAATGCAACGGTTGGGATTCTATCACCCTGCTTATCCACCATATCCACACTTGCATATCCGGCAACAAAGAGGCTGCCGTCAGTCGAGGCTGATTTCAAAAGAAAATCTGAACCAAATGCCGACCATGAGATAGTCGGTTGCATTA